ATTATCGGCCACTTGATAAATGCCGCGCAATGAGTACACATCGGCATCGTACTTTCGATCTCTATTTTCTAGGAACAACAAATCCTGTATATTGCGTTCGCTTTGTGTTTCGTACTGAGGTTTTGTTGCATCAGTGCTGGCACCTTGGTCAATTGGCCCAAGGTATTTGTGTACCATAATTCCTGTTCCCCCAATGGTGAACATCTCCGAAATCCTACGATCGAAGAACTTATAGTCGTTTGTATGCTTGCCGTCTTTCCAAAGTGATAACCTTGCCACAATAATGTCCTTAGAATATTACTTATTTATGGATTTTAGTATCGGGGCGTCTGGTATTGTCAGTGGTCACTAACTTACAATATTTCCGGTTGACTTTGGCCGCAAGTTCTGCTACAATAGTGGAACTAACTAGCAAAACGGAGTAAAGTATGGCCACAGTTGCAGGTGTAAAGATTAAAACTAAAGTTAAATCAGTGCGTAACCCCATCTTTTTTGATGAAAAGTACACTGGCAGCGAGCCTGTCTGGGATACTGAACGTGCCGCTACTTTTGACGATGCAACTTTCGACAATGCTCTGCGCCGTAGTTTTTATTACTACAATTACTATTACAATCAAAAAGACTGTAAAACTTATGTAGTTGAACTGATGCAAACTCCTGAGTTGGGTTATGGCAAAGACGGTATCAAAGCATTTATCCGCAGTCCCGACAAGGCCATGTCAATGACAGCCTGTAGTTTGGTCATGGCACATCGCAATGGTATGCCCTTTCGTGGCCGCCACGTGACTTTTATCAAACAAAGCATTGACATTGCTATAAAATCTGCAGAGCCAGAAGTGGTAGAAGTGTTTGCAACTCCGGCGCAGGCAGCATATCGTCCCACAATACAAGATCGGTTGAATGAAAAAACAGCTGAAACAATTGGACAAGTCGAAGGCGCTTATGACGAGCTTCTTGTAAATGGCAAATCCCCTGATTTTAAACCCTATGATTTTCTAACCAGCAACAATGTGCCCCAGAGTCAGCTTGGCAAATACGAAAAAATATTTGCTGCTCGCAAGGACGAGCTGGAGCAAGTTCAATTCAAACAGGATCCACAGCTGGTTGAAGGTTACAAAAATTACAAGCCTGTTGAAATCAAGCGACAGATTGCCTGGATTGATTCATTGCTGGCAGGTATTGAGCAATACCGTGGGGTCAAGAAAGCTACCAAGAAAGCAGCCGTTCGTAAAGCACCCAGCAAAGAAAAATTGGTTGCCAAGCTCAAGTATGCCAAGGAAGATAAGTCACTTAAAATTGTGTCAATCAATCCTGCAGATATCATTGGTGCCACGGAGCTTTGGGTGTATAATCCCAAGACTCGTAAGTTAGGAAAATATGTTGCAGATTCAGTGACAGGGCCATTGGCTATCAAAGGTACCACAATTGTGGGATTTGATGAAAGTAAGAGTCTAGCCAAGACATTGCGAAAGCCGATAGATCAGTTAAAGGACTTTGCAAAAGCAGGCAAGATTGCACTACGCACCTTCTTAAAAGATATCAAGGCAGTAGAAGTAAAGCTGAATGGGCGCATCAGCTCTGATATATTGCTACTGAAAGCAGCCTGATCTGACACTGTTGCAAGTATTAGTTTTGTACTAAATACTTGCAACAGGACTAGAATCACATGGCTACAATTAAACCCGGGTTAGATCCCCGCACATTTTCAATTGCTACTGACAACCTTGGCGGCCCGGGCCCGATTGCCTATGACGAATCTTTATTGACACCGTTGGATGAAAGACGCAATGAGATTGTTGATTACATTCGTTTGCGTCTCGGCGATGGCATTGTTGATGTTGAATTGGATCAAGAGCATTATCAGCTTGCTATCAAGCAGGCGTTGATTAAATATAGACAACGTGCCAGTAACTCAGTTGAGGATAGCTACGCATTCCTTGACCTATTGCCTGAGACTCAGGAATATATATTGCCAAGAGAGATAGTCACTGTTAAACAAATATATCGTAGAGGTATTGGTAGTGTTACTGGCACATCTGCAAGTCAATTTGAACCATTTGCATCTGGTTATTTAAACACTTATATGTTAGTGGCAGGCAGGGTCGGCGGCCTAGCAACATATGAATTATTTGGTCAGTATCAGGAACAGGCAATGAAGATGTTTGGTGGGTACATGAACTTCACCTGGAATACAGCAACTAAAAAACTAACACTGGTACGTAAAATACCATCCACTGGGCACACTTACGTACGATTGACCTCACTGACTGCCAACGCTCAAACAGTTGGCAGTACAATCACTCTTGTTGTTGATGATCCTTGGCAAATTGCAGTGGGCAATAGTCTTACCATAGCCAATTGCAAAATAGTAGGGTACAATGGTTACTATACTGTGCAAACAGTAGACGGATTAAACAAGACAATCACAGTTACTTCGACCACTCAATTGCAAGCAACGTCAGTTGTCACACAAGATTTGCGTAGTACACAGGTCTGGAGTCCCACAACTGATACACCCGCAGAATCTGTTTTATTACACATATACAATTATAAACCAGACAGCATGTTGTTGAATGATCATATGGTATTTCCTTGGTTACAGGATTATGCATACAGTTTTGCCAAACGTATTGTTGGTGAAGCTCGCAGTAAATTTGCACAGTTGGCAGGACCACAAGGCGGAACAACATTGAATGGTGATGCATTAAAGAACGAAGCACTGGCAGAAATGACTCAACTTGAAGATGATTTGAAAAATTATGTAGACGGATCAACCCCGTTGACTTGGATTATAGGATAAAGTAAAATCACAAAAAGGAATGAGTAAATCACACCTTGCATAACTAAAGAAAGTATGTTATTATTACAATAAAGCAATTGTGCATAACTTTAGGAGATGGCCTGGTGATACATGCGAAAACAAACAATAGTAAAATAATTGGGATAATTGGGATAGTGGGATTCATTGGTGCAGGGAAAGATACAGCAGCAGATTATCTAGTTAACTTTCACGAATATAGACGGGAAAGTTTTGCCAGCACATTAAAAGACGCAGTTTCGGCAGTGTTTGGTTGGGATCGTACCCTACTAGAAGGTCGTACCAAAGAAGCTCGCGAGTGGCGCGAACAAGTAGATCCATGGTGGGCTCATCGTTTAGACTTGCCAGTTCTTACACCACGTTGGGTATTGCAATATTGGGGAACTGAAGTTTGTCGACATGGATTTCATGACGACATGTGGATTGCTAGCCTTGAAAACAAACTACGCAAGAGCACGGACAACGTGGTTATCAGCGATTGTCGCTTTCCAAACGAAATAACATCAATTAAATCACGAGGTGGGAAAATTATCTGGGTCCAGCGTGGGGTTACTCCGCATTGGTATGAAATTGCAGCCCTGGCGAATCGAGGAGATTCCAAGGCAGCGACCTGGCTAACCAAGGAAGGTATTCATTCTAGTGAATATTCATGGGCAGGTACAGACTTTGATTCAATCATTGATAACAACAAGTCAATTGATCAGTTATACCTACAACTTAAAAATCTGGTGTTATCTGACCCGGTTTCCACGACGTTGGCATCTTGGCCAGTTCTTGCTGACAATTAAGACAGATAGTTTTTAGATTGGTCCAGCTGACGTTTTCTATTTTACCGTCAACATAATAAACATTAGATTGTTCTGAAAATTTAAACTTAAAAGAGCACTTGTCGCACCGATCTTTTTTCTTATAGCCTGAGCGGAACCAATTTGGTGCCTCAGGCTTGACCTTTTTGCCTTTGTGAATGCACGATGTGCATGTTGTTCGATAATATGCCTTTTCTCCGCGGTAATAGTTCAATGCCACCGGATGGTGTCGGCATACTGGGCATATTAATCTTGATGATTTGATATTTTTAGCTGGCATATAGTACTTATGATGGAAAGGACCATGGAAAGGATCGCTAACAGAGGTGTTTTTACCTACATAAAATAAATAACTACAACCACGTTTATAAAGGACGATTATCATGGCATTAGTATCCCCAGGATTAGAAATTTCAGTCGTTGACGAAAGTCAATATCTCCCTACAGCAGTAGGTACAATTCCGTTTGTGCTTTTAGCCACAGCTGAGAATAAAACAGTCAACGGTGTTATTGCACCGGGCACTGCCAAAGTCAACGCAGGCAAGATATACGGTATTAGCAGTCAGCGAGAATTAACAACCACTTTTGGTTATCCTAATTTTCGTCAAAGTTCTGCTGGCACTCCCCTGCACGGCGGTGAGCTTAATGAATACGGACTCATGGCTGCTTATAGCGCATTGGGATTAGGTAACCGAGTATGGGTTATTCGTGCCGATGTTAATTTAAGTGATTTAGTTGGAACAAG